GTACTGGCACCGTGCGCGTCGTCTCGCGCAGCAGCCGCAACATTGGGCCGATGTTCGCCCCCGAAATCTGGCCGCCGTCCACCACGCGCCGCAGCTCGTCGGACACGCGCTGGCCCAGGTCGTCGTCCAGCTCGAAGGACTGCTCCTCGTCGCCCTTGTATACCGTGGCCAGGACGTCGTCGATGCCCTTGGCGTAGCGCTCCATGAGCCCGATCTTGCCCTCGATGTCCGGTACCGGCGCGCCGCTCATACCGGCGGCGATGGCCGACAGGTCCTCCGCCGCCTTGGGAGCGATCCGCCCCGCGGCTAGATGCATCTGGAGCGCCCGGTCGAAGTCGGTCCCTCCCTGCGGGAGCGGGCGCATCGACGCGAGCACCGAGCCGAGCAGTCCGTGCGCCTTCGCCGATAGCCGGAGCTTCATCTATCCTCCTATGCGTCCGGTAGGTCCGACATACGGAGATACTCCAGTCGGACCCGAACGCTACCGTTCTGGATCGTGCCCAGCGCTGCCCCGTCGTTGTCCACGGCCGTCAGGATCAGGTCCTCCGCGGCCGATAACACCGTCGTGGGATTAAAAAGTTGACCGGGGCTTTTGGAGTCCAGGGTGAGAGCGGCCGTCTTGCCGTACTTGTCGGGGTCCGCGGCCGTCCCGATCCCGACCTTCGTCGCGCCCCCGGCTCCCGTGGTAGCGACATCCACGTTGAGGGCCGCGCCCAGCATGATGTCCCCAACCTCCAGGTCCTCGGCGACCTCCACCGTCGCGACGGCACCGGCGCCTACCGCGATCACCGCGTCGTAGATGCGGTAATACGGGTTCATCGCCCAGGGGATCACTGGAGCGCCTCGACGACCTCGAAGAGCACGTTGCTGGTCTGGTCCCGCAGGTAGCCGATGCCCGTCAGCCCCGCGCAGTCGAAGGACAGGCTGTCCCCGGCCTCTACCAGAGCGTAGGTCCCGCCGTCGGCTACGTCGGCCGACGCTCGGCCGACCCGGATGCCCAAGCCGAGCTGGGAGAGCCCGGCCTCCGTCTTCGTCGGCACGCGCACGGTCACGCGGCCGGCGCCTCCGGTCGTGCCGGATGTCGCCAGCGTGTGCGTGGCCGCCGTCCCCGAGGACGTGGTGATCCGCGTGATCTCCACGTCGGTAGGCCGGCCGGTCCAGCCGCCCACCGACCAGAAGGTTTTGGTCGAGACATCCGGCATGGCCGCTACGCCGCGAAGATGATGGCCCCGGAGCCTTGCAGGCGGCCGTCGGGCATCCGTAGGATCAGGTAGACCGTTTTCGCCCCGGCAGCGTGCGTGATGTCGATGTCGATGTCGCCGTCAGCCTCGGACGTGAACATCGCGGACTTGTTGGCCGTCCGGGCATCCAACAACCCGTCCGTCCCGATAGCCCAGCCGCCATCCGGGGCAGTCGCTACGATGCTGTCACCGTTCGCGTCATCCGACAGGTACGCCTCGATGGACCCGCGGACAGCCAGGTCCACCCCCGCCGCGTCGGTAAGCTGGATGCCCACGTTGATGACATTGGCCGCCTCGGCGCCGATCACGAAGGTTGGTGTTCCCATCTTCGCGTAGGCCACGTAGGCCACGTCCTCGGCCGTCATAGCCCGCACGGTGTCGGTCCCGGTCAACGCCTCGGCGTTCGTCGCCAGCTCGACCGCGCCCTTGAGCGCGGCCGTCGCCGACCGGAAGACCTCGATGGTCCAGGCAGCCGTGGCGACCTTTCGCAGCACCGCGGACTCGCCGGCCTGGAGCGTCACGCTGCCGGTGGTGTTGTCCGGTACGAGGGTCAGGGTGTCCGTCGTGATCGCGATGGTCAGAACGTTGATCTGGTTGACGAAGATGACCTCAGTCCCGACGGGGAAGGCCACCGCCGCATTGGCGGGGATCGTGAATGTCCGGGCGTTGTTGTCCGCAGTGGGGTGGAGAAGCTGTTTGCCGGAGTCCGCCAGCAACAGCTCGTAGGCCACGCTCTGCGAGTTCTGGCCGTGCAGCCGCACGTAGAGGCCCTCGACGGTCGGAGCACCCGCCGCCCCGCGCGCCAGGGTGGTGTCCGTCGCGTGGCCGATGTTGACGGCGGTAAGCTGCGGGCTGTCGCCCGTGCCCACGCCCAGGCTGGTCCGCGCGGTCTCGCCGCTCTCGGCTACCCAGCGCGTCCCGTCGCCGACGATGACGTTGCTGTCCGTCGGGACCAGCACGTCGATGGACGCCGTGCTGGCGTCCGGCTGGCGCGTCTGCCCGCGGTTGAGCCCCACCATGGATGCTAGCTTGGACATGTCTGCTCCTATGGCGCCAGGTACTCGATGACCTCGACCTCGACGTCCGTCCCGGTGGCCCGGAGCAGGTGGATCTTGGTCGCGCTCTTGCACGGGAAGGTCCGGCTGGTCCCCCCCTGGACGGTGACGTAGGCCCCGGCGTCCGCGGTCCCCGTATCGGTCAGCGCCACCCGCGCGCCGAGGGTGTCCTGGAGCGTCGTGCCGTCCTCCTTCACGAAGGGGACGTTGATCTCCACCAGCACCGCGTTGACGTTTTTCGTGATGTCGATCTCGGTCGTCGAGACCGCCAGCTTCCGCGTGATGACGGAGTTGACCAGATCCCAGTCGCCTATTGCCAGAGCCATGACCTACCTCCTCGCGCTCAGCCCTGGGCCGGCGCTGTTTCTTTCTTCCGCGCGCGGCGCTCGGACGCCCGCGCATCCTCCGCCATCGCGGCGTCCCTCGCGGCTTGCTCCGCCTCGAAGCCCGCGAGCCGGGCCTTCAGGGCGCTGATCTCGTCGCTCTGGTTCTCCACCGCGGAACGCAGCCGCTCGGTATCCTTGTGCGCTTCTGTGATCCCGCGCGACAACGCCGCGTTCTCCGCGGCAAGGTCCGGGTCCTTCCGCCACGCCGCCGCGAAGAGCGAGTCCTCGCGTATCCAGACGAAATCGCAGAGCAGGATGTCCGTCTGCGGGTCGTAGGTCGGAGCCGATCCGCCCAGCACGAGCGGCTTGGTGTAGTTGACGATACGCGCACCCCCCCAGTTTGACCCGAACCGGAAGGCCCGCTCCTTGAGTCGGGCCACGATCGCGTCGTACTGCTTCCGCTTCAGCGTCTGCCTGTGATAGTCCCGCACCTTGGTATGGTCGTTCTTGTCGTCCGGGTTGGCCGGGCGCTCGACGAAACGCGGAAATGACACGCCGCAGACATCGATCTGCTGGTGCGGATTGACGACCCGCTCCTTCTGGCCGTCGGCGCGCGTGATCGTCACCGCCGGGATCGAGCCCATGATGTAGACTGTCGCGTCGGAGGAGACCTCGGGTGGCGCGCGGAATTCCTGCGCCGGCTGGGTCAATTCCTGCGCCTCGGGGATGTACTTCGGCACGCGCTCCTGGACCGGCGCGAAAGCTAGATCGGCCATACGGTCCTCCTTCCGGGGTTAGTTGTTGATCTTCACGGCGGTCATCGGCGCGAGAACGCCGAAGCCGAGCCGCTCGAAGAAATTCAGCGAAAAGAGATGCTTGTTCTTCGCATCGTCCGAGTTCGAGAAATCGGATTCGGTCTCCTGGAGCGCCTCGCGCTCCTGGATCAGCAGGGGCTTGAGTTCCACCCCGGTCAGGAAGCCGAAGATGTCGTCGTCGGTGATATCGCTCAAGATGTGCGTCTCGACGTTCTTCTTCCGGATAGGATTGCTCACGCCGGCACTGGACCCCTGGATGACCTCCGCATGGACGGCCAGGTCGAGGATGTGCTCCGAGGACGGACCACCCAGGAGCATGATGCCCTTATCCACGTCGTCGCCGCTCCAAATGAAGCGGCTCTGCGTGTCGAGCATGTCGCGGAAGCGTTTGATGAGGGCGTAGATGTCCACATGCATCAGTGCCACAGACGTGATGCCGCCGCCCGTCACGATGTTGCCGGCCGCGTTGCCGTAGCGCGTCGTCGAGATGAATAGAGCCGAGCCATCGTAGGCGTTCGGCACGCTGGGGAGCAGGTCGGCGTTGGTCGCCGCCGTGATGATCTGGTGCAGCACGCGCAGCCGCAGGTCGCCGAACTTCTGCCCGGTCTCGCGGGCGCGGCGCATGAGCTGACCGCCCACTCCGCCGGTGCGGTCGTCCAGGATATGCGAGCGCAGCCACTCGACGCCGCGGGCGTAGTGCAGGTTGGCCACGTTCATCGTCCCGGTCCCAAAGGCTTCCTTCGGGATGCCGGTGCCTTCGACCCAGCGCTGGGGCGCGGCGGCCGAGTCCGCCTCGGGGTAGTCCTCGCTAGCCCCCGTGGACTTCTCGATGACCGCGAGCTTCGCGATCAGGGGGTCGACGGCCGCGCGCCGCTCCTTGTACACGTCGAAGAGCGCGGCCTTGAGGCCGTAGGCGGTGAAGTTGAGGTTCTGGATCTGGGACATGGGTCAGCTCCTTCTCGCCGAGGCCTAGTAGCGGTCCACGATCACGTACATCTGGACCTTGCCGTCGCTGTAGCCCGTGGTCGCCGTAACCTCCAGGTCGAGCACGTCGCCGTCGAAGAATTCCGCCGCGGCGCCCGTCACGGCCTGGGTGATCTGCGCGCCCTTCACGTCGATGTTGTCGGTGCCGCCGGTGTCGGTAACGGTCAGCGTGCCCGTCGTGTCCACGGCCGCGACTTCCAGCAGGAAGGACGCGGCCGCGTCGGCGTCGGTCGTCGGGACCAGGACCTCCAGTCCCAGGGTGACGATGGTCCCGTGCCCGTAGAGCACCCGCCCGGTGATCTGGTCGGCGGTCGTCAGGTCGGCGAGGTCGATGACGCACAGGTCGATGCGCTCGCGGCACCCGCCGGCCATGCGGAGGACCGCGGCCTCGGCCGGCGTCAGCATCAGGACGTGCCCGACACCACTCGAAACATAGCCGAAGCACAGGCCGATCACGTCGGCGTCGGCGCTCGGCCTCGTCAGCGTGAAGACGTTGTCGTCGGTCGCGAAGACCGGCGACAGGAACTTCGCCTCGCTGGTGTAGCCGGTGACCGTGAGGCCCAGGACGATCTGCCCGCGGATGTCTACCCGCCCGACTTCGCCGTCGTCTGTGTTGTCCTTCTTCTCGACGCCGATCCCGCCCACGAAGAGCAGGTCGTCCGCGTCGTTGTACGGGGTGAGCTCGCCCGTCGAGGGGACGAAGCCCATGATGGCGCCCTGGTACTCGATAGCCGCGGCGTTGAGCGGGTGCGAAAGGAACCCGTCGCGGGCGGCTTCGGCGCGGGGCGTGTTGGTTGTCAGAGCGGCCATCGTGTCCTCCTACGCGTTCAGGAGCTGGCCGACCAGCTCGCGGGCGAAACTGTCCTTGCGCTTATCGGGGTACATCGCGATGGTCTTCTGGACCCGTTCCTCGGCCAGGATCGCGTGCGCCTTCTGGTAGAGATCGGGATCGGAGGCGAAGGCACCCAGGACCGGATGCTTGGCGTCCACGGTGATCGCGACCTGCAGCGGCCCCGATCCCGCGCCGGGAGCACGCGGGAAGGCCGCCTCGATGGTGGCCTGGTAGCTCGACCACATCTTCGGCTGGCCCACGAAGTCCTCGCACTGGGCGCGGACCGCGGCCTCGTCGAAGGCGCGGTTCTCGTCCTTGAGCTTCGCGACGAAGGCGTCGATGGTCTGGCGGCGGTTGAACCGCGCGATCTCGACCATGGCCTTCTTGGTTTCGGCCTGCGCCTGGAGGATGCCGACCTTGGCCGCGATCAGCGCGGAGGCGTCCGATACGGGCGGCTCGACGGGCTCTTCCTCGGGCTTCTCCCCGAGCACCTTTTCCGCGATCTTCCGCAGCAGATCCAGCACCTCGTCGAACTTGCTTTCCATCTCGGGGGCATCCTCGGCGGGTGGCTCCTGGGCCGGTATCGTCTTCTGATTCTCGGACATCGCTTTTCTCCTCTGCTTCGCGCCGGGGAACCAGGCGAAGGCGCGCGCGTGCGCGTTGATCGTGACGTACCGCGCGGCCGCGGCCGCGGTCTTGCCCGTCGCCCCGTCCGGCAGGTCGCCGACGTAGACGGGGAGCGGGAATTTCAGGTGCGGGGCGTCGGACTCCATGAAGGCGAGGGAGGCCACATAGGCGGAGTCCTCGATGGGCGTCTCCGTCGAACGGTAGGGCCGCGCCATGACCTCGCGCATGGCTTCCTCGGACTCGACCAGCACGTCGGCGAACAGCACCGCCCGGACCACGCCGTCCACTTCGTACCCGAGGCCCACCGTCTGGCGGGACAGATAGCCCACGCGCGGACGCTCGGCGCCGGTATGCGTGTGGTGCTCGGCGTGGGCCGGCGGCAGGTGCCCCTCGGCCTGCGAGACGGCGGCCCGCGCCGCGGCCTCGAACATCCAGAGATCGTCGTGATCGAGGCCGAACATCTCGCGGGTGGTCGTCGCGTAGATCGGCAGGTCCCGGATGCGGAACAGGTCGCCCTCTCGGACGACCTGCTGCGTGGCCGAGATGGACGCGGTCTCGCCTACCTCGATCTTCTGATCTGCCAGGGCCGCCGCCAGGACGTTAGCGCGCGGCTCCTCGGGCGTCTCCGCCAGCGCCTGCTTGGCGAAGGCCGCGACGGCCAGGGTCTGCTCGACGGTCAGGAGGGTGGGCAAGCGCGCGCGACCTTTGGATCGGTCACGGTCAGCGCGGTGGATCAGTGATCCCGCTGCCGCAATGCCGCGATTCCTATCACGTCGCGGGGCGCGTGTCAATCCCTCTTTTCGGAAAAACCAGGAACTGGTCCCGGCCGCAGCGCGTCGGGGCCATGTATTCGGCCGTCCGGTCGCTGGCTCCGGCGATCAGGTCCGGGCGCCGCGGGCTCAGCGCGCAGCACGTCAGCTCGCCCTCCGGCCAGACCTCCTGCACGCGCAGCGCGAGGTCGCCCAGGCGGATGTTGTCGCCACGGGCTACCGTTCGCGCCTCAGCTTCTACCCTCGCCTTCCTCTGAGCTACACCGAGCGCACGGAGGAAGATGTCCCTCGCTTTTGTTTTCTCCTCAGGTGTTTTCAACCGTTCAGCCCTCGCCTTCTTCCGAGCCCGCGCCGCGAGCTGGTGCTGGACGGCGAGGTAGGCCGCGAGCGGGATCTTGCCCGCCACGAGGTTCTCCGCCGTCACCGGGATGATCTCCTCGCCTGTAGCGGTGGCGCGCCGCTCGGGAGGTACGGGCACGAGCGAGGGTGGTCCCAGGTTGGCGCGCGGGTCGCTCACGTCGCTCCGTAGATCGCGCGGTCAGGCCGCTGGCCGAAGCGCGCCGGGTCGTCCGGTATCGCGGTTCCCGGCCAGGCCGAGCGGGCAATGGTGTCCGCGACGAGGATGCCACGGCGCTTAGCCTCTACGCGCGTTATGGGTTGGACTGTGCAGCGGCAATTGCTGATAATGGTTCCGTTGGCTACAATTAGACCTGTATCGGTCTGGAGATCATAGACATGACCGCGAAAAAAGAACCTACGGACACGGACGACTTTGTCGAGCGCTACGTCTCCGGCGTGAGCGAGAAGCAACTGGCGGAGGAGCGAGGCGTGTCCCGAAACGTCATCACGCGCTGGCTCGATAAGGCGGGCATCCCACGCCGCGGACGCTCCGAGGCGGAGGCGACGAAGTGGCGTCTCCGCCGAACTGCGCCGGACTATGCCGCGCTCCTGGCCCGCCAATGTAGCTCCGCCTGGGTGGCGTCCCGCGGCCGCAAGGTCGATGTCGCGACGCTGATAGCCGCGGCCCGCACGCTCCAAGAGCGTGGTCATCACCGCGGGCGATCCAGCGGCGACGAGGAACGTCTCATCGTCTTGCTCGATGGTCTCGGTCCCATCCCGCAGCTCGCCGTCGAGCGCTATAACATCGACATCGGATTCGAAGCTGATCGCGTCGCCGTCGAAGTCACCAGGAACTACCCCCACGGGAAATATCTCCCGACCTTCACGCGCCGCACGGAATACCTCCTCGACGCTGGTTGGTTCGTGATTTTCGTCGATGTCGTACGGGGCGTGGATCGTCGGCCGGTCCGGTTCGCCGCGATAGCTGAGACAGTACGTGCCTGGGTACAGCGAGCGCGCCTCGACAAAACCATGCGTGGTCAATACCTGGTGGTTGGGCGTCAGGGCGAGTTGACGGCCGGATTCAAGCGTTATCTCCACCATCTCCCCCGCGTAGAGGGCCCGGAAAATCTTTCGGATTGATCCCTCGACCAGAGTCTCACCAGAGAAGCAATGGAAGCCGTAAGGCGGAGACCGGCTCAGCCAGATCGGATCGTCCAGGGGCGCGTAGTGTCCGTGCGCCGCCGCGTGGTTCGGCCGCGTCCGCGCGTCCAGCACGGCGCGGTACTCCAGGCCGACGACGAAGGGCTTGCCCGGAGCGACCTCTGGAGACTTCATCGCCTCGCGGAAGCGGCCCGCGCTGTAGGCGGTCGCCAGGTTCGTGCGGAACACGACCTCCGCGTACGAGGCCGTGAAGCCGTCCTGCTTCAGCGCCTCGAAGCCGGCGCGGAAACTGTCGAAGCTCTTGCCGCCGGACTCCGCGCGGTCCAGGAACGCCTGCACCTGCCGGGTGATCTCGATATCGGCGCTGCGCACCAGGGCGAACTGCCGCTCGACCGCGTAGGCGTGGCGCATGGCCTCACGGTCCCGCGCCACCACGGGCTGGCGCGCGGCCAGCTCCTCCAGGGCCTCCGCGAAGGGCAGGCGCTCTAGCTCCAGGACCACAGGTGCCCTTCCTGGCTTTTCGCCGCCCAGTTCCGCCGAGACCTGCCGGGCCACGCGCAGACGTCCGGTCACGTCGGCGACCAACCGGGTGACCGCGATCTCCTCGCCGAGTTGCTCCAGGTTCGCGCGGTGCGCCGTCGCGCTCTCCCGCTGGCCCATCTCGGCTTTCAGCCGCAGGCGGGCCAGCTCCTCGAAGCGGTTGCGCAGCGGGTTGCCCCCCGCGGCCAGGCGCTCCAGGTCGTCACGGGCCATCGGGAGGGAAGACCGGGAGCGGCGCCGCCGGAGTCAGGGCACGCTCGGTCCCGTCCGGGATCGTCCACCCCAGGCGGTCGTACGCCTCGCTCTCCAGGATCGGGAGCTGGAGCTGCTGCGCCCCGGTGATCGCCTGGAGGACCTCGGCGATGACCGGCCGGCGCTCGTGGCGGATTCGGAAACACGGCGGCGCCAGGTGGTCCAGGCCCAGGGCGCGGAACGCCGGAAGGTTCCACCTCCACAGGCCCCCGAGAACCTGCTCGGTGATCGTGTCCTCCAGCGTCTCGCGGTCGTAGGCGATGATCGCCTCGGTGCTGTTCTCCTGGATCTCGGCCAGGGCGTAGGAGCCGCCGCTCGTGGCCGTCGTCGGCAGGTTGGCGCCCAGGATGAGCGTCACCATCGCGCCGTCGAGGTAGGCCCGCGTGCTCTCGACGATCTGGTGGCCCGTGCCCGAGGTCTCGATCCGCTGGATGTCCTCGCGCTCGTCGATCACGCCGACCTTCGACGCGCGCATCTTCTCCAGCATCTCGATGGCCTGGGTCACGCGGTCCCCGTGCTGGGCGAGGGCCGCGCTCACCGACGCCGTGGCCGGAGCGGCGGAGATGTCGTGGCGGATCTTCGCGATGATCCAGCCGTCGGCCCAGCGTTCAACCCCGTCCATCATCGCGCGAAACAGGTTCGTCTTCGCGTGCCAGTAGTAGTACAGGGCCTCGGAGAGCCCGCGGCCGTGGCCGACGCTCTGCTCGTCTAGGTCGTAGGTGTGCCAGACGTAGTGCTCGGGGTGGTCCACCGCGACCCAGGCGTTTTTGATCGGGTCGAAGATCGCCCAGTAGTAGCTCCGTTTCCCGTCCTGGTCGCGGAAGAAGCGGGCGAAGCGGCGCTTGTCGGCGGAGACCAGGCGGCGCAGCACGAACCAGCGGAACGGCTCGCGGGACGGACCGAGCGGCCGCGTCTCGAAGACACCTTCGAGCTTCGCGACGGCGTAGCCGCGCTCGACGGCCGCGGCGAGCCCGAAGCGCGCGGCGGTGAAACCGCGGACCTCGCGCAGCAGGGCCTCGAAGTAAGGGACCAGCGGCTTGCTGGCGGCGTTGGGCGCCTCCAGATACCAGTCGCGGCCGGCGACCAGGTGCTTCCGCATGGTCAGGGCGTGCGAGATCACCGGGTCGCGGCGCATCTTCTCGTAGATGCTCGCGTCCTTTGCCAGTGCGAAGTCCGGGTCGGCGACATATGGCCGACCAGGGAGCAGGTCCTGCGCGAGCTTCTGCGCGTAGGGGTTGCGCGGGATCACGGGGACGAGTGGGAGATCGGCCACGGCCCGAGCCTACCGCGCTAGCGCGGGTGCGTCAATCGGTCAGGCGAAATACTGCGCTCGGGCGGCCCCGGATTCAAAGCGCGGGGCGATGCGCGCCGGCGATGGGCGAAGAAACCCGGCCAGGGAGATCACCAGGGCATCGCCAGCGTCCGGGCTTCGGCCGATCCGGCGCTTCACTTCTTCCTTGGGCTCCAGGAGGATCTCGTTTTTGCTCGTCAGGCTGTAGTTGACCGCGCAGAGATCGGCCATCAGCGCGTCGGTCTCACGCCCGCGCCGCAGCCGCACGCGCCGGTCCTCGAACAGCCGCCGCGCCGCCCAGTACAGCTCGGCCCGGCGGTTCTTGAAAAGCGTCTTCTGGCCCACGATGTCGGCCAGGTCGCCCTGGGGGCCCTCGCCGAAGTTTACCGCGATGACCCGATGGCTAAGCTCGTGGAATCGGTCTACCACGCCGCCGCCAAGGCCACCGACGTCCACCCGCAGGTGGTCCAGCCGTCCGCCCACCGAGGCCACGCGCTCGGTGGCCAGGCCAACGGTCTGCATGGTATCGGCCTTCGACCAGCTCCAGATGTCTAGCACGTCCATCCCCAGGCGATGGACCAGCACCGTACGGTCGTCGCCCAGGCGGGCCACGTCTAGGCCGAAGTGATGATCTTGGTCCCAGACCTCGAAATCATCCTCGCCCCAAAGGTCCAGGGCGGACTTCACTGGGCCAATCGGCATCACGGCCCAATCGTCATCGCTGGGGTACTCAGCCAGGACCGACGAGCGGAAAAGCGGCGACGCATCGCCCAGTAGCGCGCGCATCTCTTCTACCCATTCGCGCGTGATCGCCCCGGGGATGACCTCCTGGCCGGTCTGGACGTTCGGGTGATCGTCCGACGTGATCCTGATCACGCTCCAGATGTCCGGCCGCTGGCTGTAGGCGTAATCAGGCGTCCGGCGCGAGACCGGGTTGCAGAGCGCGAGCTGGCGCGATCCCTTGGAGACCGTGATGCGGCTGGCCGCGTCCCAAATCTCCTGCGCCACGCCCTGGCCCTCGTCGATCACCACAAACACCTCCGGCGCGTGGTAGCCCTGCATGCGGCTGGCGTGCTTCACGCTCAGGCCCAGTGCCCGCCATTTCGAGCGCCGCTGGCCGTCCACGATGGGGGGTCGGATCTCTACGTCCAGGCAGATCGAGCCCAGGCGCGCATCGTGCATGCTGTTGATCTCGCCCCACAGCACGTTGCGAACTTGCGTCCACGTCGTCGCGGTCGTGACGACGTAGCTGTTCGGTCGCGTGTGGAACCACCAATGGACCAGGCCCGCAGCGAGGTAAGTCTTGCCGACGCCGTTACAACTCACGGCTAGGGTCCTGCGGTTGGAGACCACGGAACGCGCGACCTCCTCCTGCTTGGCGATGAATGGGCTCGACGTGCCCGGGATGAGTGGCAGGCACAGCACGTCGCGGCACCAGGCCACGGGGTCATCGCGGTAGCGTCTGAGATCCTGCGCGAACGCCTCGATGGCTGCGGCCGGAATGGCCACGTCAGGCGCCCTCTAAGCCCGTCACCAGCCGGTCATCCGCGGCCCGCGCCGCTGCGGCCTCCATCAGCTCCATCCAGGTAGCGCCCACGATATGCTCATGCCGCTCGGTCGCACCGCCCAGCAGCAGCAGCTCCAGCTCGATGGCGGTCTTGAGCGCCCGGGGCATGTCGCCCAGGCCCATCTCGCCATCCGGGGCCGTCGGGACCAGGTTCGACAGCCGGCGCTTCAGCGCGCGCACGACCAGCAGGTTCTCGGCCGTGGCCGCGGCGAGGCCGTAGTCGGCGATCTCCTGGGCGATCTTGCGGGTCTTCGCCCACCGCTCGTCCCACTGGTCGATGGCGTGGTATTTCATGACAGTATTTCTAGCAACTGCGCATGATCTACTCACGCTCTGCTCATTCTGGTCCGCCACCCAGGCGGCGAATAGCTCCTTGCGCTTCGCGTCATCGAGCTGCTGGCCGCTCCGCGTCGTCTTCCCGCTCAGCGCCGGCGCCTCTGAGGTCCGCCCACGGGGCTTGCGCGGCTTATTTGGGGATGTCTTGGCAGCCCGGGCGGGCGTGCTCCGCCTGCCCCTGGCCCTCGGCTCATCGGTCATGGCGCTATGGTAGCACGCCCTGGGCAACGAACCAGCGGCAGACATCGACCAGGCAGGCCGCCAGGCTGCTGCACCACGAACTTGACCTGCCAGTCCCGCCCCGCCTCGCGCTGGCGGCCCACCAGCTTGGCCGCCATATCTGGCCGCCACATCGCCCCGCGATGGCGGTCGCCAGCCGGCCCGTCCGGGACGCTGCTCTCGCCCTTGGGCGAGATCGAGAGCATGTCGCACTCGATGGGCAGGTCCAGCGTGCCGGCCGTCTCGACCGTCACGTGCCGGCCGCACCGGCGCAGCTCCGCGCAGAGCTGCACCAGCTCCTTGAACATCATGGGCTCGCCGCCGGTGAGCACGACGTGCTCCAGACCCAGGCCCGCCACCCTGTCGAAGACAGCGGCGACGTCCATCTGCTCCCCCTCGGGCGCCCAGCTCGCATAGGGCGTATCGCACCAGGCGCAGCGCAGGTTGCAGCCGCTCAGGCGGACAAACGTGGAGGGCACGCCGGTCAGCAGGCCCTCGCCCTGGATGGTAGTGAACAGCTCGGCGACGCGCACGCGGTCTCCAGCCGTCGAGTCTACCGGCTCGCGCCGCCGACGCAAGCGCAAGTCGGCTCCTTTGCCTCTTAGCCCGGCTGCCGCTCGATCACCAGCAGCGCGACGCGCACCTGCGTGCCGGCGAAGGTGCCGGGGAGCAGCGGTCCCACAGCGAGGCCAGAGGCCAGAGGCCGGAGCGCGGCCTGCTGCCGCGGGCCATCGGCGCAGCCGGTCCGCTTTATCGGCCTGGGACCACGCCGGTTCGACCAGTAGGTTGGTCTCGGTCATCCGGTCGCCATTCCAACACCCGTCTCTCATCGGTCGATCACCGCGAGGATGTCGGCCTCCTGGCAGGAGACGTAGGTCTTGCCGGCGCGCCGCCACTCGGCGCACGTCGAGCCGAAGGAATTGAAGACCACGCGGTCGCCGGGTCGGACACCCGGCGGGGTGCGAGCGCCGCTCTTGAGGTAGCGGCCCTCGCCGGCGCTCAGCACGATGCCTTCGGACGGCGTGGAGAGCTTCCTCCCGGCGGGAAGGGCGATACCGCCGGCCGTCGCGGTGTCCGGCGCGTTGGGCTCGATCACGATGTGGTCTCCGATGGCAGCGATCATGGTTTTCCTGCTTTCTTTTTCATCCCCGTCACAGCTCGACCGAGATCGGCGGCTGGCGGCGGTCGTTATGGTCGTCCAGGAGGCGTCGCAGCTCGATGTCGCAGCCCTCGCGAGCCTGGCCTCGTTCCAACACGACCGCGCGCGCGCCGCCGGTCGCCGGCAGGAACGTCACGGCGTGGTTACCCTCGTAGCAGCGGCGCAGGACGGCGAAAAGATCGTCCAGCCATAGGTTGGCGGGGTCGCAATCCAGCCCCCAGAAGGCGACGCGGCCTTCTCCGCGCGTTCTGCGTTCGTGGCAGGGCCGGCAGAGCGGGACGGCCTGGTGATCGGGCTCCTTCTGTCCGTAGGCTCCGCTGGAGCAGGCGCGTTCGTGATGGGCCTCGATGTAGCCGCCGTTCCCGCAGCGGGCGCAGGTGAGCGTGCGAATCCAACGCAGGTAGGCGGACTGCTTCCGGTCGAGGCCGGAGCCCGCGCAGCGTTTGCACGGCCGGAGGCTCCAGGCCGGAGCGGGCTGGCCCTCGCAGTCGCGGCAGACGGAGAGCCTACGCGCCTTTGGCATGGATCGCCCCGTTCCCCGACCACCACTCGGCGATGATGGACCTGGTGATTTCGCGCCAGTCGTCTACCTCCTCGATGGCGATATCGCCGGAGATGATGCGCTCGATCACGCTTGCCGGCAGGACGTGGGCGTTGCCGTCCAGCGTAGGCAGCAGCACATGCGGGCGGTGATCGTCGATGTTGATCTGATTCATGTTACCTCCAGGTCGATCCGGCGGCCGTCCACCAGGACGGGATCGCGGGAGGGGGAGAGCCGAATGGCTTTTCGTCCGGTCGCCTTCTCCCATCGCTGCATGCAAACATCGACATAGGCGGGCTGGATTTCCATCACCCTGGCCTTTCGGCCCGATTGCTCACAGGCGATGATCTCGGGACCGGTTCCGGAGAACGGCACCGCGACTATTCCGCCGGCTGGACAGGACGATTTGATGGCCCTCGCAACAAGATCTACCGGCTTCGGCGTAGCATGCTCGAATCGCTCTTCACCAAGCACACGCGGGAAGGACCAGACATCCGTCATGGCGTCGTGCGTGTTGTCGAAGAACGCGCGCGTCGCGTAGAACTCGCGCTTGAGGTCGTCATGCTCGCGCTTGAGGTCGCCATGCTCGCGCTTGAAAGCACCATGCTTGCGCGCGGCCTCTTGCAGTTTGGCGTATTGCTCCTCGGTTATCAGCTCCCATTGGCTCCGGGTGAACCAGTGCGAGAACATGCCGACGCCCGTGATGCGCTTGATGTCCGCGGCTGTCCAACCCATCTTCTTCCGCTCGCCGTCCAGGTAGGCCCGGATCGGTTCCCATCCCTCCCAGTAGTTATCGGCGTTACGATTGAAGCCCTGCTCGCCGAGCATGAAGAACAGGCATCGCTCAGAAGAGTAATAACTGCGTCCAGACGCGACGCATACACTCTTTCCGTTGTCGCCCTTGTGCCAAGCGATCTCGTTGCGGAACGTCATCCTCTCGATGTCCTTGAGGCCCCCGACGAACCACAGCCGCCACAGATCCTCCGCGTTGCCCCAGATGTAGGCGCTCGCGTTGTCCGCCACGAAGGGGCGCAGCGCGCTCCACCAGCGGAGCTGGAAGGTGTCCAGTTCCGCGCCGTGTTGATTGTCGCCGACGATCCCTTCCGCCTCCTTGCCCATGCCATACGGCGGGTCGGCGTGGATCAGCGCGGCCTTCTCGTCTGCGGACATCAGCCGCGCCCAGGCGGCCGGGTCGGTGCTGTCTCCGCAGAGAAGCCGGTGATCTCCCAGCTCCCACAGATCGCCTGGCCGCGTGACCGGCTGTTTCGGCGGATCGCTGGGGCCCGGATCGATGACCTCCGTAGCAGGCTCCGGCGTCCAGGTCATCAGGTCTTCCAGCT